CGCCTCTCTTCCTCGGTCAAATCACGGAATCGCCTAGCCGCGGGTTCCCAACTGCGCGCCTGCCGGATGTTCAGGTCAGGCAGTGGCGCGTCGTAATCAAACGCCTTCCGTTCGTGGATGGCTTCGACCAGGTCCCGGCCCTCCCGGTCCTCAAACTGGGCCGCGGTCAAGGGGTCACGTCCACGAGCTTGACGTGATAGTCGGCCACGAATGCGTGAGTTTCGTCGGGCGCCAGTCCTGGCCGGTCGCGCCTGACGATAAGCTCCACATCGGGGCGGCCGTAGGTCCGCTCCCATGATGAGTTCGGCTTATGGAAGATCCGCTCTATGTTTCCGGTGCCCAGCCTGTCAGCGTCCGGCCATTGCTCGCTCCAGAGCCTGACACGCGCCCCGATGGTGAGGTGCTTGAACTCCTGCACTTCGACGCATCCGGCAGCAATGAGAGATTCGGCTACTTCCTTGGCACGCTTGATGTCGCTCATGTGTGATCCTTCCCGGTTCCCCGGATCGTTATCATCGCTTCGAGGAATTCAAGGGTCACCATCATCTTCACGGCCGCCTGCTTCTCCTGCGCGATGGCGTGGATCTCGTCAAGTTTCATGGTCAGTTGCCTTCCGGGTGGATCATGGCGGCGAGTAGTTCGAGGGCGGATGGACGTTCACGGCGGGGATCCTGGTTGCTCATGAATGTCCACACTGCGTTGCGCCCCTCATCCCAAGTCGCCGCCAGCATGTGCTGCGCAGCCGCTTCGAGCGCCTGCGCTTGGTGTGCCGCGAATGTCCTTGCATCATCTGCGGTGCTGATGTCGTTTAGCCGGATGTCCAGCCCGCAACGGCAGGCCACGTAACCGACCCCGGATCGTTCGGTGTTGTACGATCTGGCGTGCTTTGTCAGTAGCTCAGTTACTGAACTATCCGGAATTTCCGGAAGGTTGAACAGTGCTGACTGCCCGCTCATGCCCCCAACCCCTGCGCCCGGTAGTAACCCTCCCGCTTGTCCACCTTGGCGAGTGATGACATCGCATCCCAGTCGTCAAGGGTGAGCCCGCAATGGGCGATGACCCGGATATCCTCGATAGCGATCCTTGGCGGGGCGAGTGCTGGGCGCCGGCGTCTAAACCAGGCCCTCACTGATCCGCCCCCATCAGGTAGGCGCCCCGGATCTGGGCGATCTGGTTGAGCGCGTCGCTGGTGGTGAGGTTCCCGGCGTAGAGGGCTTCGAGAACGGTCCCGATCCGGTCCATCGCTTCCTCCGCGCTCATGCCCGGACCTCACGGAGAGTCATCAGGGGGATGAGTGCGGATTCCAGGCTGTGGTGCCGGCCGGGGAGGGCTACGCGGAACACGTAGTCGGTGATGCGGCGGGTGGGCCGCCATGATGCGCGGCGTCGGGGTGTTGCTTGAGTATTCACGCTACGGTCCTGTCTGCGTCGTTGTGAGTGAAGAGTTCATTTCGTCTGGCCACCGCAGCGGCCTCCGCTTCCTCGATCGTGCCGAAGTAGCCCAAGAGCGTCTGCTTGTTGTTGTGGGTCACGTCGGCCCTCCACTTCTTTGAGTGGGCAGACCATGAGACACCCCGAACGCCGCTCTTGCTCCCGCGCTGAGCTCCGGACAAGTTCTCTCGGTTCTCTTTGAACGTGGCCGGGCGGAGGTGTTCAGGATTAACGCAGGCCCGGACCCTGCACTTGTGATCCAAAATCTGGGGCAGTTCGCCGGTGGCGAGGCTGTACGAGATACGGTGAGCAAGGGTTGGCTTCTGCTGCACTGAGAACCGGCCGTAGCCGTTGCGGGCCTTGTAGGCGGTCCATAGCCAGCACTCGCCGGACTTGTCCACCTTTGCCCAGAAACGCTCCACCTCTTCGTGGGTGAGGGTTATGCTTGTCATTGGAAACTTACCTTTCCGATACGTCGCCCGGACTTTCAACCAGTTCGGGCGGCTTCTTTATTGTCCTCAAAGCCTATCAGAAAGTTGCGCACTGTTCCACACATTGTGGGCGTGTCAGGCTAAAAGTTACGCACCGATCTCACGGATCGTCAGGTCAGCCCCCGGCACACCCACAGCCCACACCTTCCGGATATCCCAGTGCACGATCCGGGCATCGTTGGTGATCAGCCGGGACTTTTCCAGCGCATCCCCGATGGCCCGCTGGATCTTATCCAGGTCCGGGGCGCCCGCCGGGAAGTCCTTGAACTTCGTGGACCCCGGCCGGAGGATACCCACCGTGCCCGACACGGACACCGGCCCGTCCCACGGAACCCACGCAGGGCCGGTAGCGAGCCGGGCAGCAGCCTCCACCGCGGCCCGCCACGCCGGCAGGTTCTTCGACACCTCCACCATCCTGCCGCCGCCCACATGCTTCTTACTGCCCTGCGGCGCCGGGGTGCCATTCGCCACAATCCGGATGGCGCTCACGCGTAGAACCCTGACGGCTTGCCGCGGTCCCGGAGCATCGAGTTATGGCCAATGAAATCCATCTCCGCCGTGCCCGTGATCCCGTTCCGGTTCTTCGCCACAATCATGTCCGCCTCATGCGGGGACTCCATCAGGTCACGGTGCATCAGGATCACCACGTCAGCGTCCTGCTCAATCGCTCCGGAGGAGCGGAGATCCGAGAGTTGCGGGGTTTTCCCTTCCCGGCCCTCGTTCTTCCTCGACAACTGCGACAACGCAATGACCGGGACCCCGAGCGCCTGCGCCAACAGCTTCAGCTTCCGGGTGGTCTCCGTGACCACCTCATACTCAGACTTCCTCGAATCCGGGTGCTCAATGAGTCCCAGATAATCCACCACAACAGCGGCCAGGCCGTGCTTGCGCTTCACACTCCATGCGTGCCGGGCTACCTGCGCCATCGACGCATCCCTCGAGGGGTCAATGAACAAGGGCAGGTGTTCCCACCGTTCCCGGGCCTTCCCCACCCGTTCCCAGTCCGCGTTCGTGAGTTGCCGGCGGGTGATCCGGCCCATGTCCACCCGCGCCTCCTGCGAGACCATGCGCAGCTCGAGCTCCTCATGGCCCATCTCGAGGGACGTGAACGCTACCGGGCCACGGTTACACAACGACAGTGCGGCCTGGAACCCCGCGACCGTTTTGCCCACGCTGGGTCGGGCGCCGATGACATACAGGGCGCCTGGCCGCCAGCCCTGAATGAAGTGGTTCACGTTCTCCCACGGCGATTCCGTGTAGGTCACGGGGGAGTCGAGTGCGTCCAGTGTCCCGTCGATGGTTTCGGACACGGGCCGGGTGCTGGATCCGAGGCCGGCGGTGGCTTTCGTGAGTGCCTCGAGCCCCTCATCCACCAAGGCGTGAACGTCCGCGCCTTCCTGCGCCCGCTGATGCAGGTTCGCGGTCACCGCGACGAACCTCCTGCGGGCCGCCTCACGCGCCACAATGGCCGCATGGTGCGCCACTGCCGCCTCCGGCACAAAAACGTCCGTGAGGGTCCACACGAAGCCCAACGGGACAGCCCGGCGGCCGGCCTCATCCAGCCTGCCGGCCTCATCCTCGACGGTCAGCGGATCCGCCGGGCGGCCGGAGCCCACCACATCCTGAATCAGCCCATACAGGATCTCGCCCTGGACGGTGGAGAAGTCCCGGGGCTCGAGGCTGATCTCATGCAGGCACCCGCCGTTGGACTCGAGCAGCGCGGCGAGGACCGCCTTCTCCGCCGGGGTCACTTGATCGCCTTACGACCCAGGAACGCCTCGAGCGGCTGCGTGCCATCCTGATATGCCGCGTACGCGGCCGGGGACAGCGCCCCGGTACGCACGGCACGGTGCAGCGCCCGCATCCCCTCAGACCAGCCCGCGCCGGCCAGCGTCCGGTCCTCATCGGCGGGGTTCAGGTGGCAGCCGTTCTTGAACTGGTTCACCCTGTCCTCCTCCATAGCACGGACCCGCTCCACAATGTGCGCTGGCATGATCCATGCCGAGTACACCCGGAAGTAGTCCGAGACAGCCTCGAGTGCGTCCTGAACCGTGTGCGGCTCAAGGACTTCCTGCCATGCAATCGTTGTGGCATCGTCCACGTTGCGGTTGTCGAAAGCCTGGATCTTCGCCAGGACCATGGAAGTCTCTGCAATGTTCATGTCATGCGCCTATCTGGAGGGTTGTCTGGCTGGGGTTGTTCATCCGGTCTTGGAGTGCTTGCCCTCGAGCGAGGGTGTCCCGCATTTTGTCGCTCACGGTGGGCTTGCCTTGGGGTGCGCGTTCGGCCGCGGTGAGCATCCAGTTACGCCACGTCGCCGGCCAGTCGAGCTTCACGCCGTCCCGGCCAGCCTTGGCCTGCCAATAGTTGATGAACTTCAGCGTCTCCCGCTGGCCGTCCACGCTGGGGCAGTTAGCCCGGGCCCATGCCACCATCGCCGGGGCAACGGCGAAGTCGGGGGGGATTCTCGCGCCCCGCTTGGCGGGGATAGAAGAAGCTTTAGCTTCTTCATCTGTATCTGTATCTGTATCTGCTACAGATTTGCTAGCCGTTTGCTTAGCATGTGAGTTAGCACTTGCTAGACCATTTGCTTTCGCCCGCCCACCCATAGAACCGGCCGCAGCCCGCTTGTTCCTGCGGGTTTCGACCTGTTCAGCCGACTGCTGGTGCTCCAAATAGTCGTGCATTTCATAGCCATTTTCGGACTCCACCACGAACCCTACTGTCAGCAGTTCTTTTCGGGATTTTGCCGAAAAAAGCTTGAAAAACTGTGCTTTTGACAGCTTCCCGTCGTTGAGGTTCCTCGAGCAGTAGCACCACGCCTCGATGAGTTGCCGGAACGCTTTGTCGGAAAGCTCAATGGATTTAGGGTGTTCCGGGAACCCGTTGTGCAGCTTGAAGAACAGCCTGTCTGTAGACATCAGGCGGCCTTCTTTGCGTCGCGACGTGCCCGGCAGTAGTCGGCGTTAGCTTTCCGGCACGGCTCACACAGGGGTACGGCGTGGCGGTGGTGCGCATGATGCCCTGCCCGGGTCCCGCACTTCACCGGGGACCAACCCTTGGTGATCTGCCGGGCCTTCACCCGCTTCCGGTAATCCCGGTTATAGGAAGCGACGGCGTCCCGGCAGTCCGTGCAGGGGTCCTCGTCGTTGGCGCGGTGCCGCATATACCCTGGTCTGGTCCCGCACACGGCCCCGGCGTAACGTCGGATGGCCAGGGGCTTCAACGGCTCGGACACGTCGAAGTCGGTGCCCCGGTAAACATACCCGGCCATCAGGCGGCCTGCCGTTCCCGGTAGCCGGCCGAGTAGACAGCCTGCGCTTCCTTGCATCCGTCGCACGCCGGGACGCCGTAGTAGTAGTGCGCCCTATACCCGGCAGTTGTCCCGCACCTGTCAGCAGTCCACACCTTCCGAGCTTTCCGCCGTACACGCTTCACCGGCACGTGGGACGCCGCAGCCGTCACGCAGTCCAGGCAGGGTTTTTCGGTGGCTTTCAGGTGCGCCCGGTGACCGCTGACGGTCCCGTGACGTGGCACCAACGGGTGCTCACGCATGTACGCCCGCATGTATTCGGCGTGGGCTTCAGCGCACGGGTCACACGGTTCCTCGTTGCGGTTCTGGTGCTGCCGATACCCCGGCCGGGTCCCGCACTTCGACACGGGGAGCGGTTCGGACATGTACTCCGGGTCAGCGCGGTTCGGGCCCTTGAATTTGTACGCCATTACGCTGCACCGCCGAAGATGTCCAGGACTTCCTGCGCGCAACGCTTGGCAATGATCTCGCAGTAGCGCTCCTCGAGTTCCACACCGATCACCTTTCGACCCAAATTCTTAGCGGCAACCAGCGTGGCGCCACTTCCGGCGAACGGGTCCGCGATAGTGCCGGGCGGGCACTTCTCGATCAGCCGCTCCATGAGTGGTACGGGCTTAGGTGTCGGGTGGTCCGGGCGGTCGATGGCCTGACTGTTCAGCGTGTCCACGCGGAGGACAGATGCCGCACGCGACGGCTTTCCGCCTTCCCGCACGCGCCCGCCAGGCTTTATGGCGGGCCATGAGCCGATGACATAAATCTCCTCGGTGGAGATACCCCACGGCAACGCGAGATCTCCCATGCCGGGACTAACGCCCTTATCCCACGTCAAGGTGAGACGAGTACTCGCAGGCTTATTCGTCCGCCATGTCCCAAAGGCCAGTCCGGGGCGAGATCCCCATGCATCCAGTACGCCATCCCGCGCCATCGTGTCGCCGTCGCCCGCGATGACTGCCGTCTTGCCCTTGTGCTTGCTGGCACTGCTGACATACGCCATCCCATACGGCGGATCGGTAACCAGTACGTCGGCGTCCAGCCACTCGCGATGCTCGGTGAGGCAGTCGCCGTGGTAGAGCGTCACGTAGTCGTCTTGGTAGTAGAGGCTCATGCTGCACGGCCGTTGATGAGGGTGTGGGCGCTGGACCTGTCCCGGCCCATGGCGTCCCCGGCCTGCTGGTAGGTGGCGCCGGCGTCGATGGCGAGGCGGGCGAGCTCCTTACGGATGCGGCCGTGGGCTTCGTAGGTGGCGGAGACCTGCGCCAGCATGTTTAGTACAACGTCTGGATTTGTTATTGCGTCCGTCTTGGGCGCGGGTGTATCTTGTTTCAAGAGACCATTTCCCCTCAGATAATGGTTGGCCCGTTGGATGTTTGCGCATCCGGCGGGCTTTTTCGTTTGTCGGTTCAATCAGTGTACCCCAATGTTGCGCACTCTTACCTACTCCTACGCGGGTAGTTGCGGCGCGTCGCGCCCAATAACTACTTGGACGGTACGCAGGTTGCCGACTGTTGACTACCTACCTGCCCGGGCACGCAAAAAAGGGCCGGCGTCCGAAGACACCGGCCCCTTGACGGACTGGCTCAGAAAGGCGGAGCCGTGTCGTTCCCGCCCCACGGGTCATTGGCCGCCGCAGCCTGTGCCGGGTCAACCTGCCCGTACTGGCCACCACTGTTGGAGCCGCCGCCGTTACCGGAGCGCTGCGTGCGGTTGACCTTCGCGTTCGCGTAGCGGAGGGAGGGGCCGATTTCGTCCACCTCCAACTCAATGACGGTCCGCTTCTCGCCTTCCTTCGTGTCATAGGAGCGCTGCTTCAGCCGCCCGGACACGATCACGCGCATACCCTTGGTAAGGGACTCGGCGACGTTCTCAGCGGCTTCCTTCCACACAGCGCAGCGCATGAACAGGGTTTCCCCGTCCTTCCATTCGTTGCTGTTCCGGTCGAACGTGCGGGGGGTCGCGGCGACCGTGAAGTTAGCGACCGCGCTGCCGGACGGTGTGAATCTAAGCTCCGGATCTCCCGTGAGGTTGCCGATGATGTGGAGAATGGTTTCGCCTGCCATGTCTATGCTGCCTGTTCTGTGAGGGTGTACTTCGTGAGGTAGTCGGGGTGGAAGCCGTGCCAGTGGAGGTCTGTCTCCGGGGTCCGGCCCGAGACGATAACGACGGGGACGCCCTCATAACCGAGCGCCTTGATGGCTGCCAGATCGGCCGGGGAAGTCGTGACGTCCACGGCCTGGTAGTCCACGCTGTGGTTGTCCAGCCAGCGTTTCGTGGCCCGGCATGGTTGGCAGTTCGGTTTGGTGTAGACGGTTACGGTCACTGCTTGCCCGCCTGCAGGTCAATCTCCGGAAGGATGGCCTCTGGCTTGAGAATGATGCGGGTGTGGTAGACGCTGACGTCAACCGGCGCTAGCTGCTCGGCCACATAGAACGTGTTGTCGCTGAGACCGATGTAGTGCTTGCGGTAGTCATTCTCGCCCTGCCTGCAGGTGACGACTAGCTTGCGGTCCTGGGGGTCAATGGAGCACCGGCCCTCCACGTAGAAGACAGGCTGGCCGGTGATGCCATTGATGCCCGTAATCGAGCGCTGGACTTCGAACTGGTCTGCTGCCTTGGATAGGTTGTCCGAGGCTGTTTTGGCGTCCGAGGAACAGGCGGAAAGTAGGGCCACTGCCGCCAAAGCGGTGACGGCGGCTACTGCTGTTTTGCGGTACTTTTGCGGACTCATGCTGCTGCTTTCTCTGTGATGGTTCGGTGGTAAAGGTTGTCCAGTAAGTTCCAGGTGCCGGTGGCGATATCCCAGAACGGTGTGGTCTCGGGTTCTTGCCAGCGAGAGAGTTTCCACCCGTAGCGCCGGGCCAGCGTCGCAATGTCAGGGCTTGACTCAATAAGCCCGTTGACCTCTGCGCACATCACGAGGACGTTTGCCGGGCGATCGAGGATCTTGGACCCACCCATGCCCCTGTTGATGCGGTGCTGTGGGACAAGCGTGTCCTCCCGGCCCACGCAGCCACAGGGACAGTGGAGATCCCGGGCGAGGTAGAGCGAGAACTGGCGGCCGTTCATGAGTGGATCTCCCATTCAAGCCATGCCTCTTCGATGTAGCTGCTCGCTTTCTTGTAGTCCACCCTCGCTAGGCGCAGCAACCGCGTTTCCTGTGCCTTGGCCGTTGCCAAGGTGGTGTACGGGCCATAGGTGCGTTTCATGTAGGACCCGCTGCCATCCGCGTAAAGGTGCTCGATAGTCACCCGGTACACGTAGTTGGTCGCCTTGGATTCCCGCGTCATGCCGTCATCCCCTGACCTGCCGGTTGCGCCGCCCACTCGGACTTGATGGCGGAGTTCAGTGACCGGCCGATGTCCAGCCGGTCCCGCAGCACCCGGATGGACTCACGCGCCGCCCGCAACACCTGGTCCGCGATCTCCGCATCCAGCTTCGCGGTCTCCGTCTCCAACACCGCCGTCTGCTTCCGGAGCCCCTCAGCCCCGGCCGCCGCGATGAACGCCCGAGCGTAGGCGACCTCGAACCGGGACCGGGCCCTGACGGCCGCCTCGTCCAGCCTGCTGATTTCGTTCTGCTTGTTATCCAGGTCCCGGCCCAGCTGGGCGAGCGTCAGGATCACGTCATTCACGGTGGGGGTGCTCATTGGTCCTCATCCTCGTCGATGGTGACGGTGCCGACTGCGTAGCGTTCCTTGCGGCCAGTCCCTGCTGTCTCGTCCCGGCACTGCTGGGCGAGGTCGGCGACGTCCTCGCGGTCGTCGTACATGTCACCCCAGATAGCGGGCTGGCCAGAGGCCTGGTTGAACTCCACTACGATGTATCCGATGTCGCTCATGCTGCTTCGTTCCCTGCCGCGACAATCCGGGCAAGGATCGAATCAGGGACACCCTCGGCCTTGGCCTGAGACCATAGGGCTTTGAGTTCATCCTTGGACCCACAGTCGGCGATCCGGTCCGTCCACGTGTCTTCATCCACGGACGTACGTGACAGCTTCCGCGTCGGTGCGGGCTCAGCGGGTGCCGTGTTCTGCCCCTGCTCGTCGGACGCGTCGTGCAGGTCGCCTTTGTGCCAGAGATCCAGTGCGGCACCGAACCGCATCCCGGCGTTCCGGAGCGCGTCGCCGATGGCTTCCTTGATGGCGTTGCCGCCTGTCTTGCCCTGCGAGTCGCCGTAACCGAGACGGGTCACCCCGCAGATGGAGAGCTTGATCCATAGGCCGCCGTCCTTATCGAACACCGGCAGGCCGTTCTCACCGATGGCCAGGGGCTCCCACGACCATTCCGGGTCCACCTCCAGCAGGCGGTCCGTCAGTGCGGCGTGGCCGACGTAGTCAAGGTGGATGGACAGGGAGTGGTATCCGCCGCAGTACTTCCCATCCATGGAGACCTTGCGGCCGTTGGACTGGTTGCACTGGAACTTGTCATTATCGTTCTTGCGGACGTTGCGGGGGAGCTGGTTGATCTGGTTCGGTTCGAACGGTTCCCGCAGCCGGGCCAGCCCGGTCTTCTCTGCTGCCTTGGTCGTCATGATGCCTTCTCGAATTCGATAGCCGGGTAGGGGATGGGGTCAAGGACCTTGTGAGCGGCCAGACCGAACTTGTAGATCGCGTGGGCGTGCCGGAAGACCTCGAAGTGCTCGAGGAGTTCGGAACGGTTCCGGGCGAGCGGGTGCAGGAACGTCCCGTCCGGGGTGACGTGGGCGACGTAGCTGGCCACGATCTCCGGGAGGGGGATCTCCACGTCCGTCGCGGAGTCCTCCACATAGAAGTCCGCGAGGGAGTATGCGGCGCACTGGGCCTTTGTCTCCCGGTAGACGCCGTTGGAGGTTTTCAGGTCCACCATGACCGGGTCCGTGCCGTGCAGGCCGGGGAGCTGGACGATCGCGTCAAACCGCCCCGCATAGCCCAAGCCACGGTGCGCGACGGTCTTCTCCACCAGTAGGGGCGCGACGTGGAAGGAATCGAGGAACCGGACGTAGCCGTCCACATACGGGAACAGTTCTTCGGGGACGTCCACCGCCACGCCGTGGATGATCTGCTCCGCCAAGTCGTGCACGGCGGTCCCGCGGACACCCGCCTTGTCCCGCTGCTGGTTCGGGGCGTCCCGGATTTCCTCGAATGAGGCGCCCGGGTTCGCGATGGCATACTCCGCGGCGACCTTCGCGGCCCACGGGACCAGGAACGGCTTGGGGATACCCCCGGAGAGGACGGTCGTGACTGAGGTGGTGCGCTTGCCGTCGAGGTAGTACTTGTGGCCGGCGTCCTCATAACGGAGGCCGCGTTCGGTGGTTTTCATGCGTGGGCCTGCTCTCGGATGGTGATGCCGTGTCCGGCGAGTTCGGCGTCGGTCGGTTCGATGAAGGGGCAGGTGCAGTAGCAGATGTCTTTGCGGCAGTCCCCGCAGCGGACACGGCCGCCGCAACAGCACTGGGTTGTCATCGGACGACTTCCAGAATTGCCGGAGTCTCAAACTCGCCTAGTGGATGCTTGGCGACCCAATCCCCGAGGGCTCCCTCGCAAAATGCTTTTGGACCACTGGCGATCAGATCCATTGACGGAGGAACGGAGCTTTCGATTACTGCGCGGTGCGTGTTCATGAGTCATCCCTCGATTGCAGGTAGCGGTCGTAGTCGTCGTCCATGCGGGCGTCGGCGTCGTGGTCGGAGCAGAGGTCTCCCTCTTCGGTGACCTCGTTCTCGCAGTACTCTGCGGGTTCGTCGCGGGTCTGCCGGTAGGTCTGGGCGGGGCAGTAGATGGTCACGATTCCCCACACTCCGGGCAACCGGTGCCGGGGCGGCAGAGGAGGTGCGCGTCGTGGTGGCGGGCCGGGGCGATGGCGAGGCCGAACCCGATGAGCAGGAGCAGGCAGGGGAGGATGGTCCAGGTCATGCCGTCACCGCTTCGGGTGCCTGGATGGTTGCTACGTCGTCGGCGAGCTGCGCGGCGTACGCGTCCACGTCCTCCATGGTCCGCAGGGAGCGTGACCATTGGAACATCCCGTCGCGGCTCCAGTGGGAGCTGACATGCAGGTGATCGTCCTTGTAGATGATGGAGGCCTCGTCCGCGAAGTTCAGTTCGAGCTTGAACTGGATCGACGGGTCGATCGTCTTGGCCTGTGCGAACAACGGCGCGACGCGGGTGTAGGCGTATTGGGCGAGCGCCAG